TGTCAGTTAAACAAGACAAAGCTTCTGACTTGAAGGTGCAAAGTTCAAGTCAACCCAAATATCAGATCATTAAGACTGATAAGGTACCCTATGACAATAGGCTAAGTCATAAGGTTTCATCTGATGTTCATGTCGATGAAGTATCTTTTGTCGGTATTACGCAAAACAATGCGTTACCATTGGGGGAAACCCCTCTAAAAGACACCCAAGCATTTAACCAGGAATGTGTGGGAGATTTATACCAGGAGAGACCGGCGAATCAAAACACTAGCAATAGTGACAACTTCAAAGGTGAAAGCTCCACTTCTGTGAATCTCATCGAGAGTATTAGTAATAATATGATCAAGGATGGGGCGACATTAGCTATGTCGCGGTATAAATCGAAAGGTAGTACTGCTTCAATCAAGGATATCGAGGTTTGCGACCCGAAGTTCCTTGAGGTTTCACAATTACTACAAAACTACAATAAAATGAATATAACATCCAAATTAATGAAAATATGTAGTTTCTTCAAACAACCTAAAGACCAATTCTTTCTTGAAGAGTGTCGGAGTGTTTGGAACATAGTAATCGATCTTTATAGATCAATAATTCTCTACGGCTACTGTATTCAAAAGAACAACTTACGTAAAGAAATGCTTCGAACGTGGTTCAGGCTGGCACGACATGTTTGCGAACTTCCAGAAACCAAGGAAGTACGTGGCGAAAACGTCCCGTACTCCAGGTGGATGAAAGTTATAAAATACAAACTTGCTGCTTTTGCTACATATGCGAAGCATAGTGACGTTTATCCTAAAAGCCCATTATTATTACCGGATAAACCCTCTCTACTAATATCTTCAGACTTTACATTATGGTTAGACCAAGTGTATATTAATAATAATCGTGTCTGGTATATGTCATTAGTAGATACCCTTTGTAGAGGTGTTAAGAAAGGCGCAGATCGTTCTACAAGCGTCGACTGTACAATCAACTGCATTGAAACTTTTGATCTCTTTGTCACTCCTAAGCCAAAGCCAACCTATCTCGATATTACTGTCGAGGATATGGAAGCTGAAGTTGTAAGAAGTGTTAAAGAAATCATAGGAGAAAGTGTATTTGATCCTGTATGGCATCATGCACCCTCATTCTCCTCTTGTACTGAGAATGGTTTACATAAAGGAGGTCACGTTAAAGTTGTAAAAGAGGTCATTCAGAAATACCCATATAAATTAGAAACTAATCTTAAGTATGGTATGTATCATGAGCCTCATCCAAGAAATCATTATAACAATACTGAGGATTTAGATCCCATTTGTTGTAAGCCTATCCCATCTGAGGATGTCGACTCTGAGAGAGCGATACGGAAGATTGGTGAGATGAGATCAGGTGAGTATATTGAATTCACTTCAAATCCTGATAATCTTGGAACTGATTTGGATATAGATGAGTTGGTTAAAGTATCGTTAAGTACACCATCTATTATAAAGCCCGTGGGACTTAGTGAGGCACTTAAAGTTAGAGGAATTACTACTCCGTGCGCGTTAGAAACTTGGCTATTAAAACCGCTGCAGAAGTTTCTAGCAAAATGTCTACTGAAACATGCGGTATTTGCTGTGACTGGTACACCGTTGACCAATGAACACATTGAACGTGTGATTGTTGATTTAATGGCTAACGAGCAAATAGTTTCAGGTGATTATGATAATGCAACCAATATGATGATAAATTCCTATACGAGGGTTGCAGCCAAGGCTGTCTGTGAGACGCTTGGTCTTAGTGAAGATTATACACGATTAGTTATAAGATCGCTTTGTGATAATCTACTAATTTATGAATATAAAGATCTGAAAGGAGAAGAACATGAACTGAAAGACTTTCAGAGAGAAGCTCAACCAATGGGTAAGATATTATCCTTTTGCTTTCTCAATATATTAAACTTTACAGTAGTACGTAAAGCTATAGAACTGGATAGGGGATGGACGATCAGTATTAATAAGTTTCCAGGTTTGATTAATGGGGATGACTGTTGCTTTCCGATTCGATGTTTTGAACATTGGGTTGGTTGTTCTGCAATGGTAGGACTCTTTAATTCGATTGGGAAGACTTTCCAGTCAAGAGAATTCGTTGAAATGAATTCTAGAACCTTCTTGTTAACAGGTACCGATGTTAATGGGACCTTGAGAGACCTGCACTTTAATGAGGTGCCTTTTGTTAATTTTGGATTGATGAAAGGTCTTGTTAGATCTCAAGGATGTGATTTGCTTGCTTCTGATCATCGCGAAGCGATAGGAGCAATCACTAGAATGGGTTGGTGTCATCGTGAGTTAATTAAAGGCTTTGAGCCGTTCTTCGATGATCTTGACTATTTATTTCGTTCATATCATAATAAGTATTTATTGTCTGAGGAACTCAGAGCAATACCTTATTATGTCCCAACGTGGTTAGGAGGTCTTGGGATGTCTGTAGGACATCAACCTGAAAAACAAGTTACTGACGTTGACCGAAGGTGCGCCAAATTGATTTATCAGGATTTTCTTAAAAGAAGACCTATGAATATAACTCTTAGTAAGACATGTCTTATTGATGATTTCGTAAGAAAGTTCCAGGATAGAATGCAGAGAGTCCACCACGTATCTAATATTGATGACTTCACACTCCTTGAAACAGAGGAGACTGAGGTTGTTAATATTGAAGATGAAAATAGTAAAGTCTATAGAGCTATGGTAGAGTATATATGGAGGAACTGTGATTTGGAAGAGTTCTTTATTAGCATAGATGATGATTTTGTAGAAGAAGCATATGAATGCTATCGGAGAAAATTAGACCATAATAGGAAATTATGGGGATCTGCCTATGCAAGGGTCAAGAATGGTTGTGATGCTGGCGTGTTACCGTGGTACAAAATGTGGCATCAGAAGTTTCGTGATGTGAAACCGTTTATTGCGAAAGACGCTGGACGCAGTAACAGAAGTTACTGCTGCTCCATTGTGTAGGTCTGGCAAACCTATTTGATTGCAACGTAAAGCGGAAGCCCTTTGTGGCCGTTGTTGCTGTTATAATTACTTGTACATATACCAGAATTCTTTGGAAACAAAGCTGAAGAGTAATTATACGTATATCAAATCTGTGCAATAAATTTGAGGATAGTCCTTAATTGCGACTCTACTCGTCGAGTAGGC